TTGGCAAGTGTTGCGCTGATAGTTGCGTAGGTTATGGCTTCATGGCCATCAATGGCCTGAATCAGCAGCCAGCTATCCGGCGTGTTCTCCCTTCCTGTAATTGTGACGCGAATATCACCGCTGAAGATCAGGCCATAGTTCATACCGTCTCTTTGCCCTGTTTCAATCCCCGTCACATCCCGGGCGATGCCAACCTGCTGCTGGCTGACAACGGGCATCATCCCGTTGTAGCCTGCAATGAGGCGAATTTTAGAAAATTCGCTCCCGATGATGCGGTTCGCGGTATCCGCCGCCAGGTTATAGATTTTTATCTCCGCCATTTTTGGCGCTTTACCCAGATACCACTCCACCTTAAAAATAGCTTTGAAATCAGACAGCGTGATGCCCTCTCCTTTGGCATCAAGCAGCTGCACTTCAAAATGGCGTAACCAGTTCTGACTCATAAAGGCTCTCTTAACTTTCCCAACGGCGAATTAGTCTGGCGTGACGAAATAAAGATGGCTGCGGAAGCCCAGGTTTACTTTTGTGGGATATTCTTCAGCGACATCATCCGATACCACCCGTAAGCTTGCGCCAAAGCCCAGATGTTTAAACGGCGCCAGAAGATCGACGCCCGTCACAAGCGGGATGCCGCTGACAATGGACGTTTCGTCGGCTTCCAGAATATCCAGAACCCACCCCGCTTCATCGCGATACAACAAACGCAGCCTGAGCTGTCGGTCAGCAAGCTGAATGGCGAAGATCTGGTTATCCGCACTAAGGGGAATTTCTGCTACAGGCATAATCACTCCTGAAAATTAGAGGTTAGACATGCTCCATGTTCCGATCGGGGTGGTGGTCTTAGTGCCGCCGTTCTGAACGCGGGAAGTGCTCACGC